GAACAAAGAAGATTGCTCTTTCAGCCACGAGAGCTTTGGTAATAGTGTGGTCAGGATGTTCAATCCATGCATCACGTAACCTCAAAGCTTCGGCTTCTGACTGTGAATCAGCCCCAAGGGCGTCAACAATGTAGCCAAGTGCAAGATCATGTTTGATCTCGTCTTTAACGTTAGACTCAAGAAGTGTCCGAGCGTTGTCGGGTACTTCTTTTTCAAGTCCTTCTTGTATAAATTCTCCCACTGGTAACTCCATATGGCGTATTGCGAGAGCACGTTTGATGGTTTCTTCAGCACCTTCTTTTAATACTCCTTTTGTAGGTTTAACTGGTGTCCA